ACTTTTAGGAGCATAGCTTGCGGGATTAACATTACGCCATCTGGACATCTTCATCCCCTTCTTCTGGTGCTTCCATCATTCCAAGCATTGCAGCTTGTTCTTCTGCAGGTGCAGCCTCAGTTTCCTCTAGGTTAGGACGACCCATTAGGCCTTCAGTTGGAATATCATCATCTATAATGGCTACTTGGCCTGTTTCTTCGTCTTCGATAATACCAAGAGACTGTTTAAGCAGCGTAGGAGTGATCTTCACACGGTCACTATCATCCGTACCCATGTCATACTTAAAGCCTTCGCTTTCAGCTATGATCTGAATATATCGGGCTACAGGGCCTGCTATCAGGATCGCTAGGTCAATTGGCAGTTTACCTTTAGCAATCGCCTGCATGAGCAAAGCTGATGTTACTGTGGTGACGCTAACTTCGATATCTAACAGGGAATAAACAAGTTCTGTTTGTTCTGGCTGCGTAAGCTTCTCAAGCATGTAGTCCACAGCTTCATCATACTCTGTAAGATCAGGTGGACGGTGCCAAGGATAGTTACGGGTATCAGCTAATAGGTTAGCACCTGGAATGGGGGTATCAAACTTCATCGTCTTCCTCTTCTATTTCAGGGGCCTCACCGTCTTCTTCTAAGGATTGTTCAAACCCATCAAAGTATTCTGGCGTGTAATACAATTCACCCTTGGACATCTCCATTAGGTTCTTAGGCAATTTGCCATCCATGAATTGTATGATTGATTTCTTTACAGCTTCTTGAAATGTCATTGGATTTTCCCATAATTAACCATCAGGTAACCTTCAGGGCCAACAAACACGGCCTCTGGGTGCGTTTTCTGAACTTCTTGGGCAAGGACACCAACAGTAGGATATTTGTTGTAGCCAATGGCTACAGCCTTTTCATTCCAATCCCATGTGTAGGTACGCAGACCGCCGATAACACCGTGATATTCAATATTTTCTTTTAGGCGTTCATCACAACCTGTAGTAACCCATGCGGCACCAATTTGTCCGATTGCGTTCCAGATACCACTGCTACCACCTTTACCACTTGCTGCAGCTTGTATTTCAGCCGCAAGGATACGGGCATCTAGTTCACTTTCTGTAGCAGCACCTTTGTAGATGTAGTCTAGCAAGCTATCCACACGATCCCACAGGCGGTTTAGACCCTCTTGGTTTAGATCGTAGCTATTCTTAACATCTTCAGCATATGCATCATAAAGCATACTAGAATTTGCTTTCACAACTTCCTGTCGCCACTTCATGTTCGCTGTATCGATGTTGTATTGCATTTCAGCATAGAAACGCTGACGACCATCTTCCATATCAGCGTTAAACTGTGCAGCGTCGTTAATCTCGCCTGCATTAAATTTCTTCATGGCGTTTAGCTGCGTATCATTGTGCATAGATACTGTAGCCGCTAATTCGTCATAGAACTTCTGAAAATCGTTAGATGCTTCTGCACTAAAGATACGGGCGGCGTTGGTTGCTGCCTGATCATTAAACAGTGCGTCTACCATTGCTTGCGTATTGATAACTTCAGCTTCTTGTTCCCTAGTAAGGTTAGTAAGGTCCATTTCTAGGAAAGCTTTAGCGTTCTGTACCGCTGCAGCCTGACGAGCATCTAGGTTGGCAATCTCAAACTTAGACAGGACATTGGCTTTGTTAATGATAGCCTGTTGCTTATTGTCTAGGTTCTTAGTTGTCAGAGTTTGAAAGAATGTTGCTTCTTTCTCTGCAATGCCCAACGTCGCTTCCATAATGGCATTAGACAGGGCTGCAGTAGCTGCCGTGCCTGTGATACCATTAAAGGCCATTGTACGGTTAACTTCACGGGCCAAACCTTGCGCCCATGTAGGTATCTTCGGATTGCCGTTAGCATCTTTAAACTCTGCAGAGATTGTTTTCATCTGCCAGAGAATAGATGTCTTAGCATCTACAAAGTCACGGCCTTCTTTAGCAAGCTTGTCGGCTAATAGTTTACCTTCAACTGTAGACGTATCGATCACCTTCGACATATCCACAAAGGCGTAGTCGTTAAGGGCTTCACCTACTTCGTTAATGGAACCATCTTCGTTAACGCCAGTAGCAGAACCTTTCATGTCGATAGTAAATTCATCCGCATCGACTAGGTTATCATCATCAATAGTTCCTGTGACCGCATCTACGGTTGCAGCCGCATTGCCTGCAATATCTTCAGCTACGGTATCGGCAGTGTAAGTAGTGACAGGCCCTTGTCCTGGGTCTGATGTAGTAGAAATATCATCTACTGTAGTAGCCGTATAAGCAGGATTGTCGCCTAGTGCGTAATTAGGATTACTTGGATCAAGAGATGTACCTAAAGTTTCAGGATCAATAAGTACGCCGTTGTTGTTTATGAAATCGGCTAGGTTAATACCTTTGTCTTGCAAATACTTATTAGGATCAGCAATCATGGCTTCAATCTCTGCGTCAGATTTTACCACGCCTGCTTTCTTAGCCCATGCTAAAATATTATCAGCACTTAGTTCACCTGTGCCTGAACCACCTGCAGCGTCCTCGCTAGAACCTGCACCTGCGTCCCCTGAACCAGATGATCCACCACTACCACCAGTATCATTACCCGTAGATGTTGAAGACGCACCACCACCAGACTTAGGTATCTTTAGTGTCCCGCCTGCATAGATTTTATTGGGGTCAGTAATCTTTGGGTTAGCCTTCATTAAGGCTTCAACAGTAGTGCCGTTTGCTGCAGCAATCTCAGACAAGGTATCGTCTGATTTAATCACATAGTCTGTGTTTGGAGAAAAGGCATTCTTAACGGTATTTGTCGTGTCACTGAACGTATTCTTAACAAAACTATCAGAACTGTAATTGTTCTTTACTGCGCCCGTGCCACCATTATCAGTATAGTTGTTAACACCATCCCTATCGAAGACGCTACCTTCCGTGCTGTAGCTGTCCCCAGACTGACCTGCACCGCCACCGTCGAACATGTCTTTCAAGCTATCGAAACCAAACATTATAGTTTTTCCTTTTCTTTTTCGCAGGCACGGATGCGGTTGCGTAACTTAGCGTAGTCCGTGATAGCCATATCAATGGCGTAATTATCTGTGGGGAGTGCTTCTATTTCGTCAGCTAAACGGGAAGAGAAGCTTTCGTCATATGAAACGATAGGGGGACAGTAGACTTCTAGATCAGTCCTATAAACCGTCCCTGCGCAGCCTGTCAGTAAGGTCACTGCGACTGCTAGGATTGAAAGTGTCTTCATGTTCAGCCATCGCTTTGTAAAAATCATTGGCCTTTTCTTTGGCCTGTAGTTCGTCGGCAAGAACATTCGCTTTTTCTAGCTTCTTACCATCCTTGCGGCCTAAGACGTACAGAATAGGTAACAGGATACCTAAAGCCGCAATGATGTAGGTTTTGATCTTGCCGATGACAAACATCAGTGGATGCCTTCTTTATGGTCTTTGAAACGGGCGTATGCCGCTAGAGCAATGCCGCCGATTGCACACAACAGGAAGATTGTCTTCATACTGCTAGAGTAAGGGACCAACGCCTCAATCTGTGGTGTAATTTCACCTAGTGCTGTAGCCGCACCCGCAATGCCTGCACCTGCCATAGTCTTAGACTGCGTGAGAGGCTTTGTAGCAGCCGCTGCAGTGACCTTTTGTGGCATCGTAGGTCCGCCCTCATCAGAGGGCAACTTAGCGTCACGGGCGAATATAGCGGCTTCTGCAGCACGTCTACGGGTTAGACCATTTAGAACAGTCAATTTACCGCTTACACGGGCTTTGTTCCAACGCATAATCTGTTCTGGAACATCGTTATAAAGACCTTGGTTCAGCTTCTTTAAAAGTGTAGATGATTGAAAATTGCCTGCGCCAAGGTTAAAGACGAAAGACACTAAAGCATCATATTGGCCTTGTGTCAGTGGGACTGAAACATAACGCTTAACGTCTGCTTCTGAGTTGCGTAAATCCTCACGTAGTCGTAGTTCTGCTTCGTCTTGGGTGATCTTCATTCCTGAACGAACACCTTTAGTCGAACCCCAACCTATGGTCCATTTTCCTGCACTACATTGGTAGGCTGAAATCATTCCATCAGGTTGGACTTTGTGAAGGCCTTCGAACCGTTTTATCAGATCGATGCCGTCTTGTGAGATTGTATCGGGATGCATAAGTTTACCTTGTAGTAGTGAACGGAGAAGCAAACCCACCTGTTGGTACATTACCTTGCATCGCAGGGCTTAGATTGCCCATGCTTGTATTAGCCCCTGCCATGTTCTTCAGGTTCTGTAGATCGAACAATGACTTGTTGATGTTTAGAACCTTGTCGCCAATTCTATTGCCCTGCATGTCGAATGCACGAAGCAAAAGATTGCCGTTACTATCAATGGCCCGTGATATTGTTGTGCCATTTTGATTTACTGTGTTTTGGATAAGCTGACCTGTGTCATCAAAACTATCACCAATTTGCTTAAAGTCTTGGCGCATACGCATGTCAAGGTCTGACTGACCTGATGCAATACGGGCAAGATCACGAAGCTGCGTGTCCATAGTTTGTGAAGCAGAGTCGAAACCTTGTTGCGTCTGTAGCGCATTAGCCTCTGCCAGTTGTCGGTTATCCATTGCAGCATTCATCAAGCCTTCTTGGCCTGTTTCTACAGTTTGTTCTATTTGGTTTTGTCCTGAAGCAACATTGGTAAATCCAGTGTCTACGTTTTGCTCTAGGCCTTGTAGCTGACCAGACAAAGAACGCTGATAGTTTTCTGCGTTGGAAAGCATAGTTTCCACGTCCATAGAAACTCTACCAATTTCTGCGCCTGTGTTATCAAATGTGCTTTGAATGATATTTCCTTGCTCATCGATGGACCGTGAGATTGTGTTTCCTTGGTCATCAATAGAGTTAGCAATAAGTTCACCGTTTTGGTCAAAGCTATTAGCAAGTGCTGTATACTGTGCCTTAGATGTTTCATCAATTGTAGCACCAGTTGTTTCAAGCAACGTCTTAACATTGCCAATACGGTTAGATAGGTTCTGACGTTCCATCTGTGCGGATGCCGCTGAGTCAGAAAAGCCGCCTTCTACTGCACCAGACAGGACTTCAAAGCCTGCTTGTGTACCTTCACCCAAGTTACCAATACGTGATGCAAGACCAGACTGACCTTTAGCCAAATTCTCTGCAGTATTAGCCTGACCTGTCATAATATCAGCCCGTGACTGATTAGCTAATGTTGTATCGTCTGTGTAGCGGTTAACAAAATTATCAAAGTTCGTCTGGAAACCATCAGTTGTTTCCTGCAGCGTACCTGCACGTTGTGCTAAATCGCCGTAGTAAGTATCCTGATTAGCAGACAGGCTATCAAGGCTTTGGTTCATACCTTGTTGTCCTTCAAGAACATTAGACGAAACCGTATTTAGCTGATCGCTTGCGTTACCAAATGCAGTGTTTAGATCGCCGCCTAGTTCTGTGAACGCAGTTGTTAAACCATCATTCTGATTATCAAACTGTGTATTCATACCCGCTTCTAGATTATTGAAAGCAGTGGCTTGATCATTGAAGCCTGTATCTACAGCGGTTTGGATATCTGTGTTTGATTGATCTACAGTATCAAAGCGACCACCTACCTCGTTAAACCCAGTGTCGATAGCAGTTTGCAATCCACCAGTGTTATTCTGTAGCGCAGTAAGCATATTGTCATAATACGTCTTACGTCCTGCAGCCGCATCTGTCTGGCCTTGAGACAGAGTGTTTCCATA